TTACTGGGAGAATCCGAAGAATCCGGATCCGTATGATCTATTATTTGACGAGGACCAAGCCCGTAAAGCTGCGTCTGCTGTCAAAATCTTCCAAGATGTTTCCGTTGGTTCTTCTAAAGAAAAAATGAAGGAAGCAGGTGAACAAGAACGTGCATCCATTGGAAAAACCGGTGAAGAGCAAAGAACTTCTGCAGAACAAGCCCAGCGTTTCAGCGAAAGCGACGAAATGCGGGACTACAACCAAGCCCAAAGAGCATATCGATATTGATATCTTTGATCAGTGGGTTGATAATTTAGACTCACCTACTGAGCAAGCTTTTAGGGCATTTTGCGCAGAAAACTACTCCATCATCGAGTGCTACCTGTACGCACGTTTCTTGCGTTACAACGGCAGTGTAGTCGGCTGTGACCTTTGGATCCAACAGAACTATCCCAAACCTGATCACAGGAAAGTTTTGTTGCGTGAAATTGATGAGATGCAGGAAGATATTAGGAAATTACGAGATGACGTAGATAACGGTATTGTTAAACGTGATGCTGGTGTTGCGCGAATTGCAGGCATGCAAAAAGAATTGCGTGGCACCATCGCACAGATGAGTCTTTTTACTGCCAGTAGGGACCGCAAGGGTCTGTTAATGGCAGGCGCTGATCGGGCCATACGTGAGCTTCTAACCATCTTCAAGGATGATCCTATTGAGATCCCCCTGGAAGAGGCCTCAATGAGCGTATGGTCTCATATGCAGATGGAAGAGTAAACGTCTTAGAATAACTCAATGCAAAAGCCACCTCCGCAACCACCGGAATACGGTGAAAATATTGCCGGTCGATTATTTGATGTTGCACGTCAACTTCAAAAGAATCGTGAATCTTATGCTGGTGTACAACGTCCTACACCCTTGACGCAAAAAGTTTCCCAGGGTCAAGACGTAATGAATGCCTTAATGCAGAAAAAACAAAATGAACAAGGACAAAGCTCCTCTTCAACTCCTGGGACACTTCAAGAAGAAGGAAGCGAAGAACAAGGACGGAAGCGAAATGTCCGATAAGGAGAAACGGAAAGCTGCATTAGATAAAGCTCGTAAATACAAAGTACAGAATAAAAACAGCAAAGACAAAGAATGAGGTAGCATTCAGTAATACACTGAATAATACTGATCGTGCCTGCATATCAGCATCTTGCATATCGACGTAACGCACAAGCTGCTGCCCGCAGGCAACAAATTCGTGTTCCACGAAATCTTGAAACTCTTCAACGAGCAAGGGATGATTTTGGTTTCTTTTGTGACTATGTAGCCGACAAGCCTCCGGCAGAACACCACAAGGAATGGCATCGTCACTTCGTCACCAACGAAGACAGTAGCTGTCTCACCAAGATTGCTGGTCCCAACGTGGATCTACTTGCACCCCGTGGTTCCGCCAAATCCACAGTCTTAGGTTTGTTTACGGCATGGGCAATTGGTGTGCACACCATGGCCAAGATGCCACTACAGATTCTTTACTTGTCTTACACAGTTGATATTGCACGTTCCAAGTCTGCGACCATCAAACGCATCATTGAAAGCAAACGATACCAAGAAGTTTTCCCTAAGGTTCGCCTCCTTAAGAACGTTACCAGTAATGAGTACTGGTCTATTGATCATAAATTTGCAGGCATTGACACCACTGGTGAAGAACAATTTACGCTCTGCGCGGCTGGCCTCAAGGGTTCGGTGACATCCAAGCGTTCGCACCTAGTGATCATTGATGACGCTATTAAATCTGCTGCGGACATCTCCAACCCTGACATCCGTAAACAGATGCAGGACAACTGGAATGCTGTGATCGCACCAACTATGTTTGAAGGCGCACGTGCCATCTGCCTTGGTACTCGCTTCCGACATGATGACATTCACTCCACTACATTCAATCCACAAAATAATTGGATGCAAATTGTGTTGTCGGCAATCTTAACAGATCCCAAAACAGGGGATGAACTTTCGTACTGGCCTGATATGTGGTCATTGGATTACTTGAAGGAAAAGAAACGACAAGCACCAATTGCCTTCTCATTTCAGTACATGAATCAGGTGGTTCGACAAAACGAACTTTCCCTGGCACCAGAACTGATTGTGAAAGCGGAGATTGCAACGGAGTTTGATTGTCTTGCTGTAGGGGTTGATCTATCTGCTGGCACCAAGGAGAAAAATGATTACACAGTGATGGTATTAGGTGGACGGATTGGCGATTGTATTCACATCATTGATTACAGGCGTATCCGCGTAATGGGCAATCTGGAAAAACTAGACGCACTCAAAGAACTGCTTAGTGATTGGTCAGTTCTTGGTTGCGACCAGAACGGTGTTTATTTTCCCACTTATTCAACATGTGACATTTACTCAGAAGCTGTACAGTACCAGGCATCCCTGGAGGCTGACTTTAAACGTGTTTGCTTGAACGGTGAGAATCTTTACAACCTTAACTGGCATGCCGTTAAAGGTTTCCGCGCAGATAAGTTGGCACGTTTCCGTGGGTGCATGGGTTTATTTGAAGATCGAAAAATTATTTTCAATCGTTTCAGAAACTTCACTGCAATGTTTGAAGAGATGACCAACTTTGGTGTCAGCAGTCACGACGACTGCGTCGACGCACTTGTGTGGTTAATCAACGGTTTAATGCGTAAAGGGAAACTTCAACTGGATTATTAAATTGTAGAATTGAAAAAAAGAATTTTTACTCGTGGGTCCGGAGTATGTAGCGATTGCGATTACTGCAGTTATATCGGCAATCACAGGCGGTTCCTGGACCGCAAATAAAATATTAGATCGACAGCAAGAACGTCTTCAGCACGCCATGAACTATGCTGATGCACAAAAGCGTAGGATTGATGTCCTAGAGGATCAAATCAATCGAATGCCAATGGAATACGTTCTTAAGGTTGACTTCCTTAGGGAGATAAAAGAAATGCATGATAATTTTCGCGAAATCAATAATAAGCTTGATAAGCTAATGGAAAAGCTTTTGTCTAAATGAGCTACATCCTCGAGGTCCAGGAGGACGAAAACGGTGATCAATACATCACATTACCCGATGAAGTAATTGAAGAACTAGGCTGGCAGGAAGGCGATGTTCTTAACTGGGATGTACGAGGTCCTGGTATATGCCTCACCAAAGTTAACGACTCTGCTGGCTACGAAGTAATAGAAGAGTAAAATAGAAACAACAGCGAAAAGCAAATGCGATTTTACGGTGGTGGACCAGTAGGCGTAGGAAACGCAGGTGTTTTTAACAACGCAACAATGAGCGCCAATATCAATCCCCTTTTGGACCCAAAATTTAAAATACAAGGAGGCGAACCCTGGAATAATACTCCTTTGCTTCCAGGGAGGGACACGGAGCGATATGAGCAACAGCAACAGTTTAGTATTCCGCCTCAGCTTCCTTCTGCCAGTGCAGGAAATATGGAAGATACGCTTGCGCGAGCGCTTGGCAAAAGCACTGTACAGCCTTGGCAGCAAATCTTATTAAATGCTCCCGGTAGTATGACCGATGTTCCTCAATGGGAACGGCAACGTACTGATACCATCAAAGGTCCATACGACCCCGGTAACTACACACAAAATAATAAAGCCAATCCCTTACGAAATTATGGTTGGCCTCTTGGAATGCCACAAGGTTTAGACTCGGGTATTCGACCTTATTTTGAGCGTTATCAAGGTCCTGGTCTCCAGGGTGAACTAGGAACCGGTGCGATCTAAACATAATTTGCTAGCATTCATTAAAAGATCACAATAATGGCTGACGCTAAAGCACGACTTCAAGAAATTATTGACGCCTATCTCAACAAAGATAGCAACGTCGTAGTTGACACGAGTATCGTTGCGTCTCACATTGCTCAGATGAAACTTTTTGGCATCCGCCAGGGAGTTGAGTTTTTTCCTTCTCAGGACAACTTTGGTGCACAACGTAAAGATTTCCTGGATCGTGTACTGAAATACAACAAACTAGATACGCGCCTTGATTCAATCTGGGAGTATTTCCTGTGTGATGGCAAAGGTCTTTTTTACATCCGTCCAACCAAGCAAAACTACAGGCTTTATTACTTTCGTGAGCACGAATATCGTGCCTATTACAACGTTGATGGCGAGTTGGATGAAGTTGTAATCATCTACAGCTATAAGGTACGCAAAGGAAACGGCTTTGGTGATCAACTGAATACAACAAATCTCACTGGAACACAAAGCACTTACAACCCTGGCGCCAAGCGTTACATTCGTTTGTCCATTAAAGCCAAGGAAATTGAAGAAACTCACTCCGATTCGGAGATGACTTTTGACATGCCAACCTACGCTTTAACCGGGAGCACTAAACAGCTTAAGAACAGTCTTGGCTGTTTAGTGCTCCCGGTTAAAGCGT